AATGAGCGAAGATGTAAAGCATTTGCAGGAAAAAATCGCGACGCTGGAGGCCACGATGGCCGCGACTGAAACGGAGGCCAAGACTTACAAAGCGCAGTCCGAGGCCAGCCGGCAAAAAATCGCGGCTCTAGAGTCCGAGCAGCGCGCAGCTAAAGTCGATGGACGGGTAAGCACGATCACTGTGCCTGCTATGCGCCCGTTTTTTAAGGCGCTGTATGAACAGGCGCTCGGTAACGATACTAAGCTGAAGCTGTACGCCGACGGTAAGATCGAAGATTACAGCGCGGAAGCCGTGCTTGATAAACTCGTTGCTTACATCAACGAAAAAGCGACGGCATTGTTCGGCGCGCAATCGCTCCACTCTGATCGGCCGGCATCTTATACCGATGCTGGTGCCGAGGTTGATCGTCGCGCGCGTGAATACGTGGCGAGCGGTAAGGGCACGGATTACAGTGCGGCAGTCCACGTCGTGCTCGCGCAGGACGCTGATCTGGCGCAGAAATACGCACACGGATAACCGAGGAGATATAGTAAGATGGCCACATTCAGTGAATTAACTACGTTGGCGCTCGAAGCGGCCGCCGACCTGTCCGGAAAACAGTATCACATCGTGCGGGCGTCGGCCGCAGGCAAAACGAATCAGGCGTCGGAAGCCGTGCACAGTAGCATGGTCGGCGTACTACAGAACAAGCCGCAGAGCGCTGAAAACGCTACTGTCGCTTTTGCTGGCATATCCAAGGTGGTGGCCGGAGGCGCTGTAACTGCCAATGCTTTTATCACCTGTAACGGTTCGGGGCGCGCTGCGGATGTTGCATCGGGGCAGATGACCATTGGCCGCGCGCTTGAAACGGCGACCACTGACGGCGAGGTGATCAGCGTATTGTTGCAGTCGCCGACGCGCTGGTCCGGCGCAGTTTAACCGCATCCTCACACGGAGATATTGAAAATGGCTACAGGCAGAGATTTACACATTGACACGCCACTGACCAATCTGGTCATCAAGGCATTTAATACCGGATTGGATCAGTTCATCGCGCAGCAGATTTTTCCCCCGGTGCCGGTGGGCAAGCAGTCCGACAAGTATTACACGATCCCCAAGGGGGCATTTTTGCGTGTCCCTAATACCCGGCGCGCGCCCAAGACGCTCGCGAATCGTATCGAGTTTGACGTGTCCAGCGACTCGTATTTCGCTGATAACTACGCGCTGGCCGGCGAGATCGCGTTGGAGGATTTGGACAACGCGGATGCGGCGTTGCAACTGCGGCAAAATACCAGCAACGTGGTTATCAGCGGGCTGTTGCGTGACCTTGAAGTACGTGCCGCTAATCGCGTGACGAGCGGTACGCAGCTTGGGTCATATGTCTCGCTGAGCGGCGGCGCCAAGTGGAACGATTTCACGAACGGCTCGCCTATCAGCGACGTGACTACGGCGCATGCGTTCATCGCGCAGCGCACGGGATTGATTGCTAATACGTTGGTCATCGATCGCGATACGCTGAAAATCGTGCGGCGTCATCCCGAACTGTTGGACATGTTCAAGTACACCTCCGGCGGGCAGATTAACGATCAGCAGTTGCGCGAGGTCTTTGAGGTCGAGCGTATTTTGGTGGGGCGTGGCATCAAGGAAAATGCATTGGAAGGCGGCACATCATCCATGACCAACATCTGGGGTAACAATGCCGTGCTTGCCTATATCGATGCCAATCCAGGCGGGCTCGACACAGTGACCTTCGGTCTTGCTCCGCGTTGGCAACCCGCTGGATTTCCCGCACCGTTCGTCATGGGGCGCCAACGTTTCGAGGGCCCCGGCACCAAGCAGATTGAGGTAGTTGAGGGGCAGTATTTCCAGGATGAAAAAATCGTCGCTCAGGACCTGAGCTACGGTATTCTCGGTACGCTGTAATGTGGAGTCATCGTAGATGCTACGCGTATTCACCCGTGATGTAGGCAGGCGATATCTAAAGGGGGATGTCAAGGACTTCTCCATCCTGACGTGGCGCGGCATAGCGCAATCCGCGGGCGAACCGCTCGCTAAATTTAGCCGCGCTATAAACGATTTGGTGAGGGACTTAGACGATGAAAAATCTACTCGACAATTTACTGCTGCGCATCCCATTAACATGCAAAGCGCAAAGCGCAAGTAACCAGTTCGCAGGCGCTACGACGCTTGCAAGTGGTTCGGCCACGGTGGTGGTATCTACATCGTCGGTCAAAAGTAATTCGCTGATTATGCTTGGCGTGCAGGCCCTGACGGATCAGGCCAGCGGGTTTGCCGCGCCGATTGAAGTGCGTACTACGGTAGACGGCGCCCGCTTTGTTTTGGGTTACGCCGATGGTAACGCACAGGCACGCGACGCCACGGTGTACTGGATGATCGTGCGGCGATAATACGTATGGATACATACACACAGTACGCAACGATTCCGCTTAGTGGGACTATCTCGACCATCTTCGAGCTGCGTGGCAGTGATAATGCCGCGCTATGGGTGCCAGTAGTCACAAGCTGCGTCGGCTATATGCAGGCATCGATCGATACTACTAGCGCTAATTTTTTCCGCGTACAAAATGCCGCGGGAAGCGCCGATTATGATAGATCAATCGCGGCAGGGTCTAAATGCTATAGGGTGGGTGAAGCCGCGCGGCTCATGCGGTATTGTCGATTGGAAGTCTCCGTGCCGCAAACATCCGTGCGGACACTCGCCATGACCACCAAATTTTAAGGAGCTAGTATATGCATGTTGGAAGTTTGCAAGCAATCTCGGACGCGGTGCCTCTCAGGGAGATCGTGCTCGGTGAACTGTGGCGAGGGCATCGCGGCTTTTATGCGGCAGCACCGGACGAAACGCTTTGCGTCAATGATCTGATCGTTAACAACGGTCGCGTGCATATTGCACAACGAATGACCGGTGATGATACGATCAGCAGCAAGATGAATTACATGTCGGTAGGCACCGTTAGCACTGCTGCCGGTCTGACAGATACCACGCTAACCGGCGAGGTTAAGCGCAAAGCGCTGGCTGTATATTCAGCCACCACTAATAATGTGATCACGGCAGTGGCCACATTCGGTGGTGCAGCGGATAGCGTGTCATCGTTGCAGATGACGGAAGCGGGATTGTTCAATCACGCTTCCAGCGGTCAGGGCACCATGATGCAGCGCGTCACGTTTGCAGCGGTTACATTGGCGGACAGTGATTTGTTCAAGATCACGCTTCAAACCAACGTCGGGAGTAACACCATTTAATATGGCCGCAAGCACGGTCGATTTATTGATCGCGGAGGAGGGCGAGAAACTCTCCGCGTATCAGGATTCCATGGGGTTCTGGACTATCGGCGTTGGTCGTTTGATTGATGCGCGTAAGGGCGGCGGGATCAGTCAGGAAGAGTCGCGGTATTTGCTAGCAAATGATATCCGCAGAATCGAACGCGCGCTGGGCGAAAGATATCGTTGGTTCTCGCGATTGGACGCAGTGCGCCGTGCGGTCGTGATCTCGATGGCATTTCAAACAGGAGAAGCTCTGCATAAGTGGCCAAAGTTTTGTAACGCGATGGCGGTAACGGATTATGTTGCGGCCGCCAAAGAAATGCTTGACAGCACCGTGGCGCGCGAGCAAGCGCCGTTGCGATGGAACCGTCAAGCGCACATGATGCTGACTGGGCAGTGGGGGACATGATGGATTGGCAAACGGCATTTAACGTTACGGCAGCCTTAGCGGGATTCTTCGGTGGGTTGTGGGTTAGCCGCATCATGAGGATGCAAGAGCGCATATCCGAAGAACTGCAACAGTTGCACACGCAACATTTACCTCGTTATGTGCGGCGCGATGATTTTAATCACGCGCTGGACGTGCTGCTGAAAAAGCTCGACAAGATCGACAGTAAGCTAGACACGAAGGCCGATAAATAGGAGGTGTGTGATGGAGTCGGGGAAAGATGGTGCTGCATCAATGACGATAATTTCCGCTGTGGTAGTGGCGGTTAATACGTTGCTGAACGCCTTTGGTGTGGGGTTGGATAATGTCGACGAGTTAGTGAGTGCTGTAGTAACGGTGATCGCTGCCGGTACAGCTATTTACGGGCGTGTGCGGGCGCGTGCGCCCATCACATCTATGGCAGGCATGAATTTACCGTAGGTAGGAGGTCGCATGAAACCAGGACAGGAAAAAAGAGATCGGGCAGAATGGGGCGCGTCCGTGTTAATGACTCTACTGGCAATAGGGGCATGGTACATTCTGACGGGATGCACGACGCCGATACAGCCGCAGACTACCCGCCAGCAGGTCGCGGTAGCTACTGTCACGCTGACCGGCGTGTACAACGGTATAGCTACGCTGGCGGAGACCGGGCAGCTAACCACAGCAGAATACGGCGCACTGATGCAATCTGCGGATCGCGCGCACGGTATACTATTGGTCGCTGTCGCGGCGTTACGCGACGGTGACACGGCATCCAGCGCACAGCATTTACTATTTGCCAACCGCATATTGTTGGAACTGCACAGTCAACTAGCTAATCGTCGAGGAGGTGCGCCATGAACGCGGTAGTCGTAATCGGTCGACTGTTACAGCTTACTACAGCGTTGGCGGAGATCAACGCCGCAATCGGGCAGCTTAACGCTTTACTGAGTCAGGCGCAGGCGGAAGGCCGCGACTTAACCAACGAGGAAATGGTCACGCTGAACGATTCATTGGAAGTGGCGCGCGCGCGCGCGTTGGCCGCGCATGTGACATGAATAGTATCAATGCGCCAGTACTGAGGTCACGCTTGCTGGAAGTGGTCGAACTGCAAACGAGCGGCCGTGCGCAAGCGGCGTTGGACGCCGTGCGCAAGCTGATTGGCGAGCTTGATCGGTCTGCATTGTTAGCCGCACGCAATTGCCCCAAGAGCTGAGGAGTTACCATGAAACGTTGGCTATTATGTTTGCTACTGTTGCCGTTTACGGTGTCCGCGGATATCAGCAAATTTAATTGGGCGCCGGTTACCACAGACGTGGCGGGCGCGCCCACGATCGTGACCGGTTACATCTTGAGCTGCGGATCTGTCAGCGGTGCGTATACCGTTGTTAAGCCGGTTGCGCCGGTCACTGAGCTGCCGATTAATGCCATGGTAACTACCGACGGGGCGTATCATTGCGTGGTGCAGGCAGAAAATACTGCGGGAAAATCGGATAAATCGGCGGAATTAAGTTTTTTCTTGCACGCCGGAACGATCCGCCCACTCGTTCCGGCTGCTCCCGCTTCCTTCGAGGTTAACTAATCATGACTAGACGCTATTATCTGTGCGCCATAATCGGCGATGGTGCCTATGAAAATCCATATCGCTCGGCAGCGGCTGAGTACGGTTTGAGTTATGTGAGTGATATTCCTGTCGATGATATGGGTCACCCAACATCTACATGGACATTAACGTTGGTGAATGCTCTAAATCATTCGGCGCTACTTTCCGATCCACTAATTTCGGCATTGCCCGAGTTTCCCCTGGACGGAAAAGTGGCCGCGATCAATAACGCTACAAAAAATAATATGCTTGCTCGAATGCGCGCGAGAGGGATCGATACCTCGTTTGTCGATAAGAGTGATGGCTATCGTGATGTGATAAGGGCGCTGGGAAAAATGCTCAATAATAACTTCGACGAAAATAATTTTGACGTATCGGATTGATTAAATGGCTTTCGTTACCGACTCGTTTACCGAGGCATCCGATACCACGCTCGCGTCCCATACCGGCGAAGTGGGCGCAACGTGGACACTCCGGTCTACTCTTACGGCGATAGTTAAGGGCGCTACAGATCGTCTCGAAAAAACGGAAGGGACTACGGGCTCAGTCCTTTATCATGCATCGGGTGTGCCGGCGGGCGTAGAATACGATGTTTACGCCGATTTCATCGCCGTCGATATATCAAAAGAAAATCAGCCCGGCATTACTGGTCGCTACAGTACGTCGGCCGCTACCTTTTATCTTGGCGGAGTGCAAGGTACTCATAATTGGGATATGTGGAGGGTGTTCGCAGGGTCGTGGACTGCCCTTGGATCATACACGCAAACCTTAGTCACTGGCACGACGTATGCCGTACACCTTGAAATTCGGG